TCATAATATTAATATAACCAGAAAACCGCCTCAGCTTTATTAGGGCAATTATCTGCATGAATAAATTTGGGATGAATCCCAATTCTTGAAAATCCAGCTTCAACAAGTCCTCCAATAATCAATGCTCGGCTGCGGCTATCTTCACATTTTATATCAGCTGCATATCCTCTTAGATGAGCTGAATCAGTTTTCCCACCCGCTTTCAAGTTGCACTCTTCACATCTCGTACCACTTGTTATATTGAAAGCAATTCCACTTATTCCCCTTGCTTTATCTAACATAAGCAAAGTATCTTTCTGCATATTATCTAAGCCACAGCATTTGCATTGAAACTCTTTTCTTTTGAAATATCTCATTTTTTTCTTATATACTCTAATATAATATCAATCTTCTTTTTTATTTCTTCCATGTTTTCAGCATTTTTTTCATGATGTTTAGAAAATGTATTTTTTACTTCATGTATGCTAAAGAAGAAGAATCTATACAAAGCATATAATGATCCAAGTAATAATACTAAAGGTAAACCATACCCTTCAATTAGTTCTAATATTTCTTTCATCTCCCTTGACCTTTATATTTTTTTTTGTAACCTATTTGGCCTCTTGATGCATTTTTTGAATGCACTCCCTTTCTCTTTCTTTTTGGAGTAGCCAAAAAAGTAGTTATTTTTTTTTTCATCTGTTAATCTTTATTATCTTTTGAACTGAGTACACAAGAGAAGCAATTAAAATTAATGTACTTAAAACAGCATCAATCTGAGTTAAGCTTATTCCTATTGCTGATATATTTACTCCCCAAAGTTCTAAAGTATCTTTTATCTCATTCTTCATTATTCCAAGGTAATGGTAGAGTTGCCTCTACTGGATTTATTAATAGGTTAATTTTATTTATTAATATAGTTTGAAGCTCATCTACATCAAGCCCAGCTTCAAGCCAACCAATAACATCATTCTTTGTTAAGTTTTCATACAATATAAAATCATTTGGATTTGCTCCATTTAATTCTAAAGCTCCATAAACTTCAGTTTCATAGTCATTTAATGTTGCATCATATCTCCAATGAACTACATTTACTACATTTTGTAATTCTTGACCATCTATTGTTTCTTTAATTTTAGAGTCCATTTGACTAATATGCCATTTAAATTCCATTTATATTTATTTTTATTATTCTATTTGTTTTACTATTAAATTCGTACCATTTATTACTGTTATTGATGTTGTAGAAGAGTTAGAGGATGATTCTTTCCAAAGAACTAATCTCCAATAATATTGTGTACTATCTTGAGATACTATGGTTTGCGAATGAGTTGAACCTTGTCTTATACTCCCAGTTCCTCTATCGTAAATAAATGATGTTGTGGGGTCGTAATCACTCCAAGTTATTGATACATCACTTAAAACTCCCCTTTGTAATTTAACACCACTTAATATTCTGTTATTAACTACATTAGTATTTGTTGTTATAGTCCATGAATATTCATATTTACCAGTTGTTGTTGAATACCATGCATTAGCAGAATCTTCAATATCAGTTAAACCCTCTGTACCAGTCAAAATAATTGTTTCTGATGTACCTGAAACCACCTTATTATTAAATGGTATAACAACAGCATTAGATTCACCAGATGTTGAACTGGTAGCTATTGTACTTGAACCGCAATCTATCAAAGCATAATTTGTAAGCATTGCTGATGACCAAGTCAATACTGAACCTGTACTTGGGTATTTCAAAACTTGACCAGCCGATCCAGAAGCATTAGGGATTGTAAAATGGTCATTTGCTATTGTTCCTTGAATTTTAGCGTTTCCACTAACATCAAGCTTTTCTGAGGGATTTGTCAAGCCTATGCCTACGTTGCCATTTTCTTGTACCCTAAAAATCTCTGATGAATTATCTTTAGTAATTTGAAAAATTCTATCAGTTTGATTATTATTATAATCAATAGCAATTTCAATACTACCATCTGAAAGTATTTGATTATCAGCACCAATTTTAAGATAACCATTAGAGATTAAATTTGCAGCTGTTATTGAATTAGTTGTTGTATTACCATTATCAGTAACCTCTTGTAAAGTATCATCTTGATATTGCTTTATTAGATTCTTTTTATTGAATGTAACAATACTACCAACTGGAACAATTGCCTCAAAGTCAAATGATGTTATAGTTAAAGTAGTATCACTTGCTGATTGATTGGCATTTATTGTTAAATCATAAGTAGTATTATTATTTATATTTAATAAACTAAACTTATCACCAGTAGCAAAGATTGCCTCACCAATACTATTTATTGCAAGAGATGTTGTTGAACTAACCTCTTGAACTGAAATACTATTTATCTTTACAGTTCTCTCTACTGAGCCAGTAACAATATTTAATTGCAAAGTTGTATTTGTTGCTGTTAAAGTAAACTCATAACCTCCCGCTGATGTTATTGTTTGATGAACTGATGAATCATCTTTTACTTGTAACTCACCACCACTTAATTCTCCAACATCAATACTTACTTTATATTTAGTACCCTCAGTAAATACACTTTCTTGTTCTAATGCTGCATCAGCACTACCACTAAATTGAGCTTGGTCATCTTGAATACTCCATCCAGTTCCCTTAGTCCAATCATCATCTGGATCAACTTGTTTTACTGATACGTTGTCTATAACTATTTCTGTATTATTAACAAAGTTTCTTATTTGAAATAATTGACCTATTGACCCTGATGATAAATAAGCTGTGTAAGTTCCTACTGATGATGTTACGCTGTGTAGTGTTCCTGAAAGATATAATTGAAGATTATTTGTTCCAGTATTAGAAACAACTTGATAATTTATTTTATAAGTTTTACTCTGTGTTAATGTATTTGATGAGCCACCTGTTGTTTTTAATAATAATCTACATAATCCAGTAGCCCTTGCAAGTTTTACACCACCCTCAAAATAAGAAGCATTACCGTCTTGAGACTGCCAACCACTTCCATCATCTCCTAAAGGAATAGTAGTGTCAAATGAGCCATTTATTGCTAACTCACTACCTAACTCATCATAATTACCATTAGCAACTAAATCACTTCCAAGCCCACTTACAGCTGTTGTTAAAGTTGTTATAATATTATTTCTTGCCGCTGAGTTTATTGATGAACTTGTTGGTCTTTGTAAGAATGATGGTGGAGCTGTATTTACTGGTATATCAATTGCACCGCCTCTTGAATCTGTAACAGTTACAGTAGATGCTGAGGTACTTTCACTTTGTATTTCAAAACCCTGAAAATCCCACTCATCTTTCAATACATGAAATGTTCCTCTCTGCATTACATAAGACATTGGTGCTTCCTGTGGTCTATTCTCAACTATAAGCCCTACAGGATTGATGTATTGAGGTCTTACGGCTGTTCCATCATCTTTTTCTTTTGCTTCAGTTGGTATTACTAATCTAAAATTAGCAACTCTAATTGATGTTAATTGTCCCTCTAAGAATCTATCAAGTAATAACTTAGAGAATGTTTGAGTTCCATTTGTAACACCAACCCCCCATTGACCACTTGTTAAAGTAGTTGTTCTTGTTCCGCTTGTATCTATAACTTCAATTGCTCCTCTACTAACTGAAGCTGGTGAATCTCCCCATAATAATTCATCAAAGTTTCTAATACTTGAATTATTAGTATTATTACTATCTTGTATAATATTCTGAGCTGTTGCTGATATTTGTAGATTAGCTCCTAAAGCTAATAATTGCCCAGCAAATGGATTACCATTTGGCTGATAATAAGTTCTAATTCTAATTGGTCCAGACATAAAACTTGAAGAGCTTAATGTAGTACCAGAAACACTTGCAACATTTTCCCAAGTCAATCCAATATCTCTTGGATCAGCCCAATTAGCTCCAGTATCATCATCAATGAATGCATACTTAGCAGATGCAACTCCATTAACAAAATTAAATATTTGAATAGTAATATCAAACAAACCAGTAAATGTAGAATCAGTTGGTAATATTATAGCAGCTCCATTATCTGGACCACCAAGCTGTTGAGTCATAACTCCTGATGAGCCAGATTGAAAACTTAAATTACTTGCATACCATCTTGGTCTATTATGATTAGATGATGGTGGGTTGTTAGCTACCCAAGAATAACTATTTGAGCCAGTATCGTAATATAAGAATTTAGTTGTACTTCCACCATGAGCTATATTAGTAGCTGCTAATTGGTATCTTATATCAGCTGAAAAAGATGAAAATTGCCCTCCAGTCAATGCGCTATTCACATTAGCTCTATCTTGAGTAAACAATAATGGTATATCTAAATAAATTCCAGATGCATCAGCAAGATTATTAATTCTTACTTGGGTTACTACTGTATTTTCTGATGTTGGGAATCCTCCAAAATAATTCTCACCACTTCCAGTTATATACTTAGCAATTACTTCTTTTATAGGTGCTTTGAAATCATATTTAGTACCTACTATTTTACTTGGCCCAACAACTCCTGATGTTTGTAAAAAGACTTGGTAAGGAGTCCAATAATCATTTAGATTATCAAAAGCTGCACTAACACTATTACTTGAATGAAAGTATTTTCTTGTATTTATATTATCAGGATTTGCTAACGTACCAGTTTCAGCTGTATTGTATTCTGGTATTTGTATTATCCAGAATTTATGCCTCCAATAAACTATTCTTGCTCCCCAATGTTTCAAGAGTTCATTTAATACATCATAACAATTTTGAGGTTGATAAACTCCCTCATTCTCTTCATTATGAAACATTGAAACTTGTACTTCTGTTTTAGCAAATGGATCAAATGTTAATGTAGATGGAGCTGCTGTACCATGCCCAGTATTATACCAATTTATACTTGTTCTCCATTCCCAATCAGTTATTGCTCCCTCAGTAGTTAAAGCTGCACCAACTTTACCAAGTACAGTTTTCATCCAGAAACTATAAGAAGCTGGACCCCATAACATTTCACTTGAATCATAAGGTTTAGTTGCTCCAGTTTCTACAAAATCAACTTCTTTTAATAATGATAATCCATCAGTAAATGTTAATTTAAACTCATAAGGAAAGAACTCATCTACTGTTGAATTTAAATCCATTAATAAGAATCCACTCCATATCAAACTTGATGCTGTAGCTTGAGTATTTCTATAAATATGAACGTACACATCCTTTTCTTCATAAGAATCTCTTACATTCTTTAACCAGTTCTCAAGTAATGTTCCCTCTACCATTATGGGAATCTCACATGATGAACTCATTATTGTTGAGAATCTATCATCATTATCAGAATCCCAATTTATTTTTGGCCCGCCTTGCCCTAATGTAATCTCTGTTATTGTTGAGCCAGTATAATTTCTATCCCAAATCTGTATAAAGTAACTCCATGAATTATAACTAAATACTGTGGTTTGAAATCTTATGTTAGCCATTATACGCTTCTTAATCTGTTTCCAGATGTTTTTGCATTACTTAAAAATATATCTGTTCCACTTATTCTTCCTACTACTTCTACTTGTTGAGAGCCACCACCAATCATTGATTTAAGTTTTGATAATGGAGCAACAACCTCAGGATTACTATTTGCGCCCGCATATTCTCCCATCAATCCTAATGTTGGTCCACTAATTATACCACCATTTGCAAAATTCCCTACGTTTAAATTTTCTATTAATCCACCTTTTGCAACACTTAAAGCTGTACTTACACTATCTCCCATAAGTATTCTTATTGCAGTCATTACAGCAAGTTGAATTAGTAATCTTTTAATAATACCTTGTAAAGACCTAATAAAGGCATCTGCAAAGCTTTCTGTTCCCTCTAATGCTGATGTCATAGAATCCCTAACAACATCTCCAAATAGAGCAAATTGAACATTTGCAAGTTTTTGCTTTTCTGTTAATTCTGTTTGAAATTGAACTATTCCTTTGAATTGGTCTTCAATTGGACTCATAGGTAATCCATCAGTTGTTCCAAATCCAAAATCTCCAAAAGCACCCTCTTGAATTCCTATTGATGGTAATGGTGCAATAGTACCAGTTTTGAATGGATCAATTGGTGCTGGTTCCTCTTTTGGTTTAGCCCCATGCATGAAAAATCTAAAATTAGGGTCTTGAACTACTTTATTTATTTTAATACCAGTTTTATCAATTTCAGCTCCAAAGAATTTAACTTGCTTAGCTGCATCTTTAAAACCATTAGCAATTTTATTATCTTTTTCAAATATTTTTTCTAATGTAACTAAGCCACCAGCAATCAATGTCATTACTCTGCCAACTGGATGCAATCCTCTAAATACTTTAACAAGTGTTGTTAAAAATGGAATCATCATCCTAATGATTTTTAATAGTGATGCAAAACCCGTTAGTATTGGTCCAACAAGAGCCGCTATTCCTCCAAAAGTAATTATGTTTTCTTTTTGTTCTTTTGTTAATGAATTAAATGATTTCATTAATCCAGTAACTACTTTTAGAAATTCTTGAGCAGCGGGTATTAATTCTTTACCAAAATCAGCTGATGCTTGTTTTAATCCCTCTTGAACTCTTCTCAATTGATTTGCAAAAGAATCAGATGTTCTAACAACATCACCTTGAGCTTTATTTGTTTGTCTAAGAACTTCATTAAATCTAATTTGTATTTTTTCAAGTTGAGTTAATTCATTGTAAGATTTATTTAATGAATGAAAATAATCACTTTGTTTTAATACTGATTCTGTTACAACAATACCAAGATTCTTTAATGCTTCTGTTTCTCCAGTAAATATTCCTTTAAGAGCTGTTTGAGCTACACCAATTTGAATATTTTTAAAACTTGCTAAGTCCCCAGCCAAACCAACTAAAGTCATGCTCATATCAGCTGCTTCTTGAGTTGTTTGTCCCATAGCAGTCCCCATATCACCAAATAAAGAAGCCATTTCTAAAGCACTTCCCTCAGCAATATTAAATCTATCTAATGTTGTTCTTGCAAAATTTTCAACTTCTGAACTTGTTTCTCCAAAAGAAACCCTTACCTTATTTAAGCTCTCTTCAAAATCAGAAGCCATTTTAACAGATGCAATACCAATACCAACGACTGGAAGAGTAACATTTCTGGTTAATCCTTGACCTACACTTCTCATCTGAGTTTCAAACTTCTTGATATTCCTCTGAGCTTTTTTCATAGCTTTATCAAAGCCCTTTAAATCAGCTCCAAACGCTACTGTTAAAAAACCTACACTCTTATTTGCCATCTTTCTTTAATTCTTCTAATCTTTTAATATATTCAGCTCTTGCTTTCAACTTCTTATAATCAACTTCTTTTTTCTTTTTATCCCAATCAAATTCAATCAAATCTGTTGGTTTTATTCTCTTTCCTTTTGGGATTTGTATATTGACTAAAACCGCTGTTTGCCATCTTACTCTTTCCCATTCATGCTTTTCTTTCAACCTTAAGAGTTCATAGAATCCAGTCATCTTATTAAAAAAATGTCTTGGAATCATATTGTAAAACTCCTCAACAGATAGCCCCATTAATCCAAAAGCTATCTCTTCCAATCTGTCCCAAGTCAGTTTTTCTTCTGCTTGGGCTTCGGCTTTTTTTCATTTGCCTGTCCCATCATCTCCCCTAAAACTTCCATACACCTTGCAATAGAATTGAAATCACCATCTATTGAATCAGCTAAATCATCAATAGATAATTTCATTTCTTGCTTAGAAGCTCTGTAACCATCTTCTATTCCGCAATACATTAAAATTAAGGCATTGTCTAAAGTCATCTCTTGCCCAAGTTTATCTAAGTCCGCAAGTGATGTATTAGTCATTTTAGAGTATTTTCTTAAAGCATTGAAGCCAAACTTTATTGGATGGTCATCTTTGCCTATTGTTATTATTTTATAATTCATTTCAGTAAGTATTTTTAAATGGTTTTGATGCTCAGTAACTCACCGAAAGAATTACCAAGCACCGCCACCAAAAGTTATTATTAATTAACTGTTTGAGCTAAAACTCCAGTACCCTCTATTGTAAGAGAATAAGTTGCTGTATCTTCAGTACCGCCAGTTAAGCTCATTGATGTGATAAACCCGCTACCAGCATAAGATACATCAGATGTAGTAGTTGTATCTCCAAAGATAAAATCAACTTTTTGTCTTGCATTTAATACATTCGTTTGTAATATATCATCAGCACCATTAGTTAAAGCTGATCCACTTGCATCAGTCCATGCATAAGCTCCATCAACATCAATAGTGAAATCTCTTAATCCCTCTAATGATTCTTTGAATCCAGCTGATTCTTTGTTAGTTATTTCTCTTATACTTTGATTAACTGTCAAAGTACAGTTTTGTGCAAAAGCTACTAAGTTAGTTGTCCCAGAGCTGTACACTTTTAATTCAGTTCCATTTAAAATTGCCATTTCTATTTATTTATTTAATTAATTAATTATCTAATCTAAACCCTGCAACAGTTACGCTTGTAACTCCGCTATAAGTTATACTTATTTGTGAATCATTTGTATTAAAAGCTAAAGGAGCAAATGGTCCAATCATACCCTCAGCACCCGCACCAACAGCAATAGTTGCATTACTTTTAGTTAATGGGCCGAAAGCACCAACATCAAATGATGTAACTTGTGCAGTTATTGTAACAGTAATTGACTCACCTCCTCCATTCTTAATCATGAGAAAGGTCTTTCCATCATTATCCATTACATCTCCATCTGCTGTTGCACTTGCAAAGGTGGGAGTTATTCCGCTTTCAGTTATCGTTTGAACTGTTATTGTCGCCATCTTTTACTTTCTTTTTTTTAGTTTTAAAATAACCCAATTTCTTGAGCTTCTTATAATCCTCTTCTTTTAATTCAACTGATTCACCAGCTTGGTAAACTTTACCAAACATTCTTAAATTCTTTTCTAATTTATATTTCATTATGCTGTATTTATAATCCTTACATTAAAATCTATTGCTTTCCTAAAAACCCCATCCTCATGATTATCATCAAAAATATCATTATAACTATCATATTGGATAGATTGAATTGAAACCCCACCATGTGTTCCGCTTTGTCTATCTAATGCGGTTCTTATTTTTAATGCCAAATCACTTGCATCACTATATGATTTAGAGTAACAACTTATAGTAACATTGTTTACATCTACTGTACTTACTCCATCTTTTGTATCATTTGGATCATCACCATCCACTTCATATATTATGAATGGGAATGTAGTAGTTTGAGGAGCTACGTTTGGAAAGATTCTTGTTCCAACAACTGAACTAACCTCTCCATTGTTACTCAATAAACTATATAATGCTAACCCTACTTTCATTATCTTCCAAAAACTCCATATTTCTCAGTTCTCTTTGCATAGCTTTTAACACTCCTTGCAATTACTTTTTCAGCATCTCTAATAGTATTTTTTAACATAATACGTTTCGTAGATTGATATGCTGGTTCAAAATATTTCTTTGCTCTTTTCATTGGTCCTTTTCCTCCAAACATTACCTCATCACCATATTCAATCCAAGCTCCATAGTAACCTGATTTACCCTCACCAGATTTACTTTTTTTACCAGCACCGAAAGCACCTTTAACTCTTGGTCCAACAAACCCCCCTAAAAATTTTCTTGACCTCCTTGTTGTAAAGTAACCAATTGACCTTTTTAATCTTCCAGTCTTATCAGCTTTCTCTTTTACAAGATTAGCTCTGGCTTCTTTAATTAATGGTTTTGAGTTCTCTCTAAAGAACTTATTGAACATTTTATCATTGTTTAATGTTTTAGGTAATTGAGCAAATAAATCTTGCAATTCTTTCACACCCTCCATCTTAAATGTAACTCTATCTGTTGCTCTACTAAAACTCATTTAATCTCTTTGTTCAGTTATTATTTCTAAAAAACTATCTCTTCCCTCTATCTCATTTATTGCTTGAATGTAATATAATTTACTATCATAGCTTATTCTTGTTTTTTCGGTTAAGTTTGCTAAGTCAAGATTTCTAATAAAAAACTTTACTTTACTTATTGCTGTTATCCTATCAAATTCATCTGATTCACTTCCTCCAGAGAAATCTACTTTTGCCCAAACAGTTCTATAATCACTATAAGATTCTATTAACTCTCCATAGCTATTAGCTTCTGTAACATAGTTTTGTAAAGTAACTCTTCTATCAAGATGCCCTATCTGCATACCTGAATTTTATATTGGTCTAATAAAAACTTAGCATTCATTGGAAGCTCAGTTGCTATTGTTCCAGTAACAACAGCCTGTCTATTTTGATACCAATTACCAATAGTTAATAACAAAGCTTGCCTTATACCCTCATCAACCTCATCTGCTCCAGCCGCTAAACCAACAACATAATTTACTTGAACAGCATTTAGTCTATCAATAATCTCTGGGAATGATTGATTAGGTTTTAATCCAATCCTTGCTGGCTTATTAACATCATCAACAAAATAAACATCTGTATTTAGTGTTTGTAAACTACCAGATGTATCAACATATTTAATATTAGTAACACTTGCAACTGGTGATTTTAGTAGATTACTTATATCTTCCCACTTATCTCCAACTTGTTGGATGGTAGTTGCAATAAAGAATCTATTAGTGTATTCTTGAGCTGATGATGTTGCTGATTTAATTAAATTAGTGATAAATGTATCATCTGCTGTTGTATCAACTTTTAAATGAGTTTTTGCCTCAGTTAATGTTATTGGATTGCTTGTTGCTGGAGTTACTACTTTATATGCTCTCATAGTTGAATTTATAAAAAAGGGGAGGTTAGTCAGAGAACCTTTGCATGTATGCCTTTCGCCTCCCCTAATTAATACTAATTATTATGCCTCAGTTAATTGAACGAATGCAGTATCATTTTGTACAGCATCACCGCCAACAAGAGATGTTAATACATATCTTGGTACTCCGATACCTCCATTAGTGTATGGGTCATAAAGAACATCTATTCCTCCAAATTGAGCAATATGTACTTTTGAGAAATCTCCCATTAGTACATGGTCTTTAGAAGCTGTTCCACTTGCTGCAACATTAGATGAAACAAATGCAAAGTAACCATTAACAGTTTTGTCATTCAAGTCATAAGCTGGACTAACTGAACTTACTTGAGCTTCTGTTTTAATTTTTGCATAAGCATCAGCATCCATTAAGTAAGCCATTCTTGCACCTTGTAAATCTACATTATTAGCAAGTAAAGTTGATTCCATTGAGATTGCATTAGCAGCTGTAAACTCACCAGTTGGTCCAGTAGCTGCATCAGCAAAGATAGAATTTGGTGCATTAGTTGTATCACTTGTATCTAATAAAGCTGATTCTAAAGTAGATGCAACTGATTGAGCCATGTTTCTTCTTAAAGCCGCCTCAAGAGATGGGTTTTGAATCATTGCCTCAGCAGATACATTTACAATAGAAATCATTTTGCTTGGTGATAAAGTAACACTTGAAGCAGTTCCATTTGCCGCTGGAGCTGAGCCACCAGTTTCTGCAACAAATCCAGAATTTATTGAAGAAAATACTGGGAACTTCATATCATTAATACCGCTGTAAAAATTAGCACCCGCACTTGCTAAAACAAGATTAGCTTCTAATTGGTCAGTCCAAGCCATTACATCAGTAGCACTTCCAGCTGATGTAGCTATCTCTGCTCTTGTTAAAACGCTTGATGGAATACCAATTCCTTTGTAAGATTGCCCAGTATATCTTGATTCATTTCTTGCCTCTTGATCCATTTCTTTTACAAGTCCCTCTAATCTACCAGAGTAAGCTTGTTTAAATGCATCTTGGAAAGAATATTTTCTGATTTCTTTCTCAACCTTTTTAGTTTCTACTCCTGAAACAACAGCACTATTTCTTTTGATAGTTTCCATTTTTTCAGCTCTTTCAATCTTAGCATCAAGATTATCAACATCTGCTAATAATCCATCCACTTGACTGTTTTCTTCTTCAGTTAAGTCCCTCTTCTCAGTTGAAGCAACATCTTTTATATTCTCCAATATTGAGATTTTATCAGAACGTAACTCTTTTAATTCAATTGATGTTTTCATTTAAATTTAATTTTAATTATTATTTTCTCTTATTTATTTCAATTTTTAGTCCAAGAAGAGAATGCTTGACTAATTTCTTTGTTTCTTTATATTGTTTTAATCCTCTTTGTGCTACCATTACATCAGAAGCCGCTTGGGAATATGCCGGATATGTTACAACTGAAATGTCAAATAATTTTTCAATCTTATTAATTGTTCTTATATTATTACCAGCTTCATCTGAACTCCACTCATCCCCACCAGATGGAATAGTAAAAGCAAAAGAGCTTTGGTTTAAATTATTATTTTTCATGTTGATTAATAAATCTCTTGCATAAGATGTATCAGGCATTTCAAACTCATATTTCAAACCTTTGGAATCAGCATTTAATTTTAAAGTACCTTTACCATTTTTGCTTCTTGCAAGTATTAAATTTGGATCATGGTTAATTAATGCTCTTACATCAGATGAATTAATTAGCTCATCAGTAAAAGCACCCTCTGAGATGTACTCATAAAAACCACCAAGATTCTCACTTCTTGAATTATAAACGCTTCCATATCCCACTACAACATTTCTTTCTTTACCATCAACCTCTCTTGTTTCAATTTTACTTTCAAGATTAAATGTTCTTTTTTCTACATTAGGATTATTATTTCTGAATTTTTTTTCATCTTCCTCTTCATCTTTATCATAGTGATATGATTCTTCCATTACTACTTCCTCTTCCATATTTTTATCTTTTGACATCATTATCTTACATTGTTCATGTGAATCAAATGGCATATAATACTCTTCACCATCTAAAGTATGGATATGAGAACCACTACCTCCCAGTTCTTCAGCCATTTTCTCTGCTTCCTCTTTTGTGCTAAACAATGGTAATTCAATTCCATCTGTTATCATAGTACCTACTAATTCTCTTTTGTTTTTAAAACAATCATTACAATCTATATTCATATCTAATTTTTTTTCTTCCATTTCTTTTTTTACTGGATGTTTACTTGGTAGTAAGTCTGTATCATGCTTACCACTTCTAAATTTACCTTTTTTCATAGCATATAAAAAACTTCCCACTCTGGCTAATGCCCATTGCTCAGGGGATTTTACAGAGGGTCTTACTGATTGAGGATTAGTATTATAAGCCCCAACCCCTCTATCAAATACCTTTTCCAACATTGGTAAAGTAACAGAAGCATCCCAATCCAAACTAAGTTCTTTAATTTCTTCATTATGCTCATCTCTTTTATTCTCTAATGCTGTTTTTATTTTAGCACTAACTCTTTTTTCTTCCTCCTCTACTATCTCTTCTCTTTTCCTTTCTGACCAAGAAAAGCCAGCATCACCTCCCCATAGAGCTATTGCGATTCTCCCATTAGATGGGTAGCCCTTTTCTCCTGAGTTGTAGCCCTCCGCCTCTTTGTCAACTTGATGCCTGGAATGAAAGCTAAACATTCTTGTTACTCTATCAGGAGTAAGTTCATTGTTTATAATCATTCTTGCTGTGCGGATTCCAACCTCAGTCCCACCTCTACCAAATTCTTTTCTCCACTCAAGTCCTTTTCTTGCTTCATCAATCATTCCTTGAGTAGGAGTAAAATCAATATCACTTAATGCCTTAACTTCAATAATATTAATATTTTCATTTTCTTCAATATCTTCAAATCTTTCAAAGTAGTTTTCAATGTAACCTTTCCATTCCTCTGGCCTTTCATTCTCAGCTACTTTAAGACATTCCTCCTTAGTTCTTTTTAGATAAACAATATTAGCATTTAATCTTTTAGCTAATTCATTTCTTACACTTCTTATTGGTGATGAATTTATAATCCAAACTCTTAAATCCTTTTCGTTTTCTAAGTCATTATAAAAAGTATCTCTCATTGAGAAGATATATTTTCTTACTTGCTCAATATGATTGTGCGTTGATTCATCAGTCAATGCTGAATGAATTTTATCAAAGTCCCAGACAATATCACCTCTTTTTTTATTTTTTCTTACATAAGTATTTTTTCCTGAACATGGTGAGCCAGATACTATTGTTATATTTCTGTAATAATCTTTATTATCATCTTCAGCTTGTTGCTTTGAATCATATTTACATGGGCCAGTAGCACCCCATCTATATTTACCATTATCACATTTATAAGCTGGCATCTCCTACGTTTTCTATTGTTGTCATGTTCATTTGAATAAAATGTTGGTCGCCCCCCTCTATTGAGTTTAGATTTTCTTTTTGTCTAACTTCATTGATACTCATATAACCATTTTGTATTGCGGTTTTATAAGCTTCATTCCTTGTTTTTACATCTCCTCTAAGTAATCCATTTACATTAAATTCAACAAATGTCTTTCCAAGTTCATTAGTTCTAAATAGTTTCAGATTCATCTCTTGCTCTATCCTTGTTAGATATGGCATCAATGTATATGTTACATATTCTTGAGATTGCATTTCAATATTGTTAAAACTTGACTTAGATAAATCTTTTAACATGTGAGGAGGTATATTGAATATTCTTGCTATCTCTTCTATTCCAAATTGTCTTGATGCTAAAAACTGAGCTTGCTCTGGTGATATTGAAATCGGTTTGAATGTTAATCCCTCTTCAAGAATAATAGTTGAGTTTGAGCTTTTAAGTTTTGCATAAGAACTATTAAAACTATTTTTTAATCTTTCAATTGCTGTTTCACTTAATGCTCTATCAGTTGATAATACTGAACTTGGTTTTGCTCCATTTTTAAAAAATGTTGATCCAAATTCTTCTATTGATAGATTCCAGTTAATAGCCTTAGCACATTGGTC